AAGCATGACATTATAGAGGTAAAGCATGACGACTATGGTGTTGGCTATGCGGAGATTAAGGGGGTTAATCCCTGCCCAATGTGCGGAGAAGATAGAAATGAGTAACTACAACGTAACCCGTACTATAGCAGGTACAATTACTGACAGGTTCAGCAATATGCTACGTGAACTAGAGGACGACTACGAAGAAGAAATTGTTATCGTATCTCTTATGAAGTATCACGCCTTGTGTAGTAAGCCCACCAAGATCGACAACACAGTGGGTGAATACATAGAGCCTGACGAAGACCTGCTGCGGGCTATTGAACGTGTGCTTGCAGACTACATGACAAGTGCAGACTTCAATGCTTGGATGCTTACCGTAAAGAATAAGACCAGCAAGTAATGCGGAGGAACTGATGAAAGTATTGATGGTAGATCCACCAGCAGGGTGGAAGTACGGATTTCCTAAACCGTTACCTGCTGACTTTCCAAAAGGCCAAAGTATTATTCCTTGGCTGTTGAGTGAAGGATATCCGCAGAAAGAGATTGACAAAATGGGTAAAATGTTTTCTTGTCGTTATTGGGAAGGAGAAGAATGATGACACTTTGTGATGATCATATCCACTGTGGTTGCAGTGACCGCATTGAAGAACTAGAAGAAGAAAACACTAAACTACGCAAAGCATTAGAAATCTACGAACGTGAACGCAATCGGTATAAACATGCTAAACCAGAGATGACTGGTGCTTATTTCTTGGCTAGTGGTCATGGCCCAAAGGACGAAAACCATTTACCACAGTTTGTTGAGATTGTTCCAGCATACGGTTGTGGTTGGTCACAGGTTTATGAAAAGACAGACAAAACCATCAGTTATGAGGGCGGATAAGGTGAACAGAATGATTACACTCTACTTTAAATATCTAGAAGGTTGGACTGAGGAGTTTGATTTTGATACTGTGGAAGAAGCAGTCTCACACTTTTACCGTACGATGGGTAAAACATACGAACTTGGTTCAGACTACGCAGTCAATCTTTTCGGGGATATAATGTGTCAAGTTGAAGGTATAACTTGGAAAGAGATGGGGCTAAGGGACTAATGTCAGATAATGAATACATTGTGGTGACGTGCATCTCAACTCATCGTATGCGTTATGTGATGCACAAGGATGATTTGCGTAAGTTGAATGCTGATGCAACGCCAGACAAAAAAGAATTGATTGATTGGGCACAAGATACCGTAACAATGGAAGCATGTGAAGAGTTTTCTCAGCATTGGCTTGGAGAGCAGATTGTAGATATTGGTATCTTAGATGAAAACGAAATACTTGAACTGTTCGATAAGGATAATGACTATCTCAAAGACTGGGATCGTGACTATAAAATTCAGTATATTCGTCGATCTATTTTACGTCATCTGAAAGGAGAAAAACTATGAGTAACGATATGATCCACATAAACAAGATCACAGAGCATGAAGATGGTTCTGCTACTTTAGAGGTAGAGATGCTTGAGGAATCCTACAGGAAGATATTTGAGTATGGGCTACGGATGTTGTTCGTTAAGGCTGCAGAAGACACTGAAGGCGAACTCACAGAGTATAAGTTTGGAGACTTAAATGAGTAAGAAGAATACAGGGGTAACGTGGTTCTGGCGTTACATGAACTACCTAGCTACATGGAGAGCACATCGCCTAGCTGTCAAGCAATTAAACCAGTTGACAGATGCTGAGTTATCTGATATAGGTATTGCTCGTGCCGACATTGATCGACTGGTCTGGCTAGAAGAAGATAAAACAATGCGAGGAAGAGGTAAAGATGACTAACAACCAACTACCAACAGACTATCAAGCGTTCATCCACACATCACGTTACGCACGTTGGCTTGACAAAGAGAACCGTCGTGAGTCGTGGTCTGAGACTGTCGGACGCTACATGGATAACGTTGTGCGCAAGGCTGCAGGTAACGATACATACATCAACCAGATTGAAGAGGCTATCCTAAACCTAGAAGTCATGCCATCCATGAGAGCAATGATGACAGCAGGTCCTGCACTAGAGCGTGACAACACTGCTGGGTATAACTGCTCGTATCTACCTGTCGATGATCCCAAGTCTTTTGACGAGGCTATGTTTATCCTCTTGTGTGGTACTGGTGTCGGCTTCAGTGTCGAGCGACAGTACGTGACTAAGCTGCCAGAAGTACCAGAGTTGTTCGAGAGTGATACCACAATCGTCGTGAAGGACAGTAAGGAAGGTTGGGCGAAAGCATTCCGTCAACTATTAGCACTCCTTTGGGCTGGTGAGATTCCTCAGTGGAACGTATCTAATGTACGTCCTGCAGGTGCACGTCTGAAAACATTTGGTGGTCGTGCGTCAGGTCCTGCACCTTTGGTTGACCTGTTCAACTTCGCTGTCAAGATATTCAAGGATGCACAAGGTCGTAAACTGTCGTCTATTGAGTGTCACGATCTGATGTGTAAGATTGGTGAGGTTGTCGTTGTTGGAGGTGTACGTCGTTCAGCTATGATCAGTCTGTCTAACCTGTCAGATGATCGTATGCGTCATGCTAAGTCAGGTCAATGGTGGGAACATAATGGTCAACGTGCCTTGGCTAACAACAGTGTAGCATACACAGAAAAACCAGATAGCTTGTCGTTTATGCGTGAGTGGATGGCTCTTGTCGAGTCAGGATCAGGTGAACGTGGTGTATTTAACAGAGAGGCATCACGTAAACAGGCTGCTAAGTTTGGTCGTCGTGATGATGGATATGAGTTTGGAACGAATCCTTGCAGTGAAATCATTCTTCGTCCGTATCAGTTCTGTAACCTTACGGAAGTTGTTGTCCGTGCTACAGACAGTGTGGATGATCTGGAACGAAAAGTCCGTCTGGCAACAATTCTGGGAACTATCCAGTCAACATACACCAAGTTCCCATACTTGCGGAAAGTGTGGCAGAGAAATACAGAAGAAGAGAGACTGCTTGGTGTGTCACTGACAGGCATCATGGACAACCCATTGCTGACATCTAAGAATGTAGGACTGGAGAAGACCCTTGAGCATCTACGATCCGTGGCTGTTGCTACTAATGCTGAGTGGGCTGAACGCCTTGGTATCAATGCGTCTACTGCTATCACTTGCGTCAAACCGTCTGGAACTGTCTCACAGTTGGTTGATTCGGCTAGTGGTATTCACGCTCGTTACTCAGCCTACTATATTCGTACTGTGCGTGGCGACAATAAGGACCCTTTGACACAGTTTATGATTGATCAGGGTATTCCAAACGAACCTGATGTTCGTAAACCTGACCAGACAACAGTGTTCTCGTTCCCATTTAAGTCACCTGCAGGTGCTGTGGTAACGTCAGACCTTACAGCGATTGAACAGCTAGAGACTTGGCTAACATTCCAGCGTCACTGGTGTGAACACAAACCATCTGTGACAATCAATGTCCGTAAGCATGAGTGGTTCGAGGTAGGTGCTTTTGTGTATGAACACTTTGACGAGATGTCAGGTGTGTCATTCCTACCATACAACGAACATACTTACCAACAGGCACCGTACCAAGAGGTAAATAAACATGAGTACAAAGAGTTGTTGTCATTGATGCCAGAAAAAATTGACTGGGCACTCTTGACAAACTATGAAGAAACTGATAACACAGTCGCTATGCAGACTATGGCCTGTTCAGGTGATAGCTGTGAAATTGTAGACTTAACAGCATAGGAGAAGACATGACAGGTATCGAAGCATTTATGGTTTGGACAGCAATCATTGCAGTATCGCAGTTGCTATCCTGATGATGTACGTAATGGTAAGCAGACGGAACTGTTCTTTCTGTGAGAAAGCCAAACAGCTTATCAACTCTAAGGGCGGTAGTGTTAGTCACTACTCGCTCGAAGAGTCTAAATGGATACTTGACTTGTTCAAGAAAGCTGATATAAAGACAGTGCCGCAGATATGGACATACACAGGTAAGCACATTGGTGGTTACACAGAGTTAAAGGAATACTTAGATGACACCTGAGTCACCTTGCAAGAAGGTCTGTTACATTGATGACGGATACTGTGTAGGTTGTCAAAGGTCTATGTCAGAGATACGAGATTGGATGATCTTGTCTGACGAACAGAAGAGTATGGTTCTTGCTGAGGTTACTTGGCGTAAAGAAGAACTAGCAAAGATGAAACAAGATTGGAGTATTACAATAAATGGCGCAAGTTGAGTTCTTTACTGACAGTGAGATGGCTGACCTAATAAATAACCCACCTCACTATGGAGATGGGTCTATTGAGTGTATTGATTATATGAAAGACAACATGGATACCATGATGTTCTTAGGGTATCTCGAAGGTAACACGAAGAAATACTTGCATCGTTATCGTTACAAAGGTAAGCCTGTAGAGGACTTGAAGAAAGCTAGATGGTATCTAGATAAACTCATAGAAGAAATGGAAGGAAGTTAAAATGTTGTTTACCCCATTACTCTTGATCTGTATGACAGATATGTCAGAGTGCAGAGTACAGTCAACTGGTTCTATTCTACCCACAGAAGATCAGTGTATGTTTGAAATTGGAACTGGTATCGAAGTCTTCGAGAGTGCTGGGTTTGTCGTTGTAGACTATCAGTGTGTCTCTTGGGAGAAACGACAAGAAGCGTAACTACTTCCAGCTTACCCGCTTCTTGCTTGTCTTCCGTTTCATTGGTCCTTTTTTACACTGAGCCATTGTCGGACGACAAGCAGGGTAAGCACCTTTACTACGGTCCTTACGACCACATGGTCCACCTGTCTTACAGTTGACCCAACCCTTGCCGTTGTTACGGCTGAACCATTTCTTTAAGCTATCACTTGCCATTATTTCTTCTTACTCTTGTTGCCCCAATTCTTGGCACCTACTTTACGACACTGAACAAGAGCACCACTAGCGTATGCTGAAGGCCAAGTACCACCGTTGCGTGTGTATCTGGCCTTTACTTTTTTGTAACATGCGTCACGTTTAGGTTTCTTAGCCATCTTTCTTCTTTGTCCTTCTTTTCCTGTAGCCCGAAGCATGTATAGCACGTCCTTGTTTTTCTGCTTCGGCCTTGGTTCTATAGACTTTGCCTGTCTTACCCCAACGGTATCCACCTTTCACTTTGTATACTGGCATATCAGTTTCCTAAAGGATTATCTACGAGTGAATCATAGGCATCCCAGATGTCGTCAATCTCTGTCTGTAATACTTTAAGTGTATCGTCGAGGTTGTCCGTAACAGTCGTTGCTTTGTCAACCTGACTACGTAGATCAAGTAGAACTTTCTGTTGTTCTAGGATTTGTTGCATGTTCGTGGATAGCTGTGCTAGTTTAGTATTCAACCCACGTACATCGTTGTCTACTACGGCTTGCTCTAAGGTCTGGATACGTGAAGATAACTCACCAGCTTTCTTATCGAAGGATGCTGACTTGTCAACCACTTCCTGTATGCCAGCCTCTACACCGTAGAACCTTTGAAGTGTATCATATGACCACCAGACACCGCCAGCTACAGATGATAGGACAGGAAGACCTACCGCTACCATCCAGCCTTTGATGTTGAAGCCACCTATGCTAAATTCCATACTCACTGTGTTGGATACCCACCATATGTGTTGATGTATTCACCTGCAGCATACACGTCTGCGGCTGTCTTCATGTCAGTTGTCAGGTAACCTTGGAAGCCACCTTCGAATCCAGCATCTGCCCAAGTGATGACAAACTCGTCAACGCTCTGAGTGTACGTGATAGCTGTGTAAGAACCGACCATGAAGTTACCTTGAGTAGCGTACGTGTCGATTGTTGCTGTTAGTTCGTCGTTATTAGCAGCAGCCATGAATGCACCTGCTTGTTGTGCATATCCTTCCACAGCCTCTACAGCCTCGTTGTACGCACCAACTTCTGCTGAAGTGATGCTGTATTCATCTGTCTCTAGCATACCCTGCAGGGCTGTCTGTTCAGGCTTTGTGTCTGCAACTGCAGCGACTTCCATAACCTCTACGGCTGTCATGATAACAGATGTTGCAGCAGCTAGGTTATCAACAGCAGTAGACAAGCTATTCATGTTAGCTGCGTACTCTTGCATGAACATCTGTTCTGCATTCTCAGCTACAGCATAGTCGTGTGTTAGGACAAGGTCCTTTGCTTCAAGGTATTCTGAGAGTTCTGTCTGAGAGATGATACCATCAGCCATTGCATCATCGTTGATGACACCACCTATCTGAGCGTAACCTACAGCACCTACAGTAAGCACCGATCCGTCGTTTAGTCTAGTCTTGATTGCGTCTAGGCTATTGATCAGGTAATCAATCTTCTCCTGACCTGTCATCGACGTTGCTGGATCGCTCAGGTCCAGACCTCCTGCGTTTGCTGCTACGGAACCTATCAGATAAACTGAGCACAGGGCCGTCGTCTTTAACAAGTATTTCATTCTCTTCCTCATTTTCCGCTAGTAAAGCGTCCCAGAATTTCTTGTCCAGTTCGTAGCCTACAATATATACGTCTGGATTCTCTCTGTATTTATTTATTGCTTGTTTACCCATAAGTAGCTTGCCAGAGTTTGTGTCACTGATTGGACATGGTGTGTTGGCAAGCATCATACTACGGAAAACTGTTGGGTCTTGACACAAGATTGATATGGCAGATACCTGAAGACCTAGTCCACCTA